TTTATGTTGCTCTGATGCGCTAGTAAAATCCCCCTGTTATTCGTAGTTCCACCAGTTGTCGCAATACTGCCATTGACATCTAACTCCTGAGCAGGTGTCGTTGTACCGATACCAACCCGCTCATTCACATCATCAACATGTAACGGCGCACCATCCAACAGCGCAGTTTCAATAGCCTCCACCGCATCATTCACATCCGCATGTAGAACGTCGTGAGGCGGGTTATCCAACCTGTCTGTTGCTGTCGGGTCTGGAAATGAATCGACAGAGGTCGGGAAGTTCGTGGTCATTGTGGCACCTCAGGGAAATCTGCAGTTTCGGCAGGTGTCCAAGTAGCAGGGAAGTCACGCAACGCCTGACGGTAATTGCCCCACGCAGTTTTATCTGTTGGTGCGTCACTTGTCATAGCCCAATCCGACTGAGCCAGTAAACGGTCACGTTCGACACGCATACGTTCTAGCCACACCTCATCAGGTAGGTCTGGCACCGTCAAGTCAATGCCTAATTCGTCGTAGCGTTCTGGCGGTATTTCGCCTGATTCTGTTCTGTCGTACAAATAAATCATGCTGCTTCGTAAAACCCCTTAATCCAGAAACGGTCACCGCTGACCCATTGGAACGGATAATTGACAGACCAACCGTCCACGCCTGTACCGCCGACAGACCCCCAAAAACGAATAGCACTAGACCCTGAAAACTGTATTTGGTACGACTGGAAAGTGTCGTTTACCGAAACGTCCCGAGCAACAGCGTAAAGATTACTTGTTTGACCGCTTAAGCCATTTACGGGCATACCGTCAATGAACATTGTTGCACCAACTGTGCCCGTAAGAGTGATATCCATTTTAATGAACACGGTGTTGTTTACTTGTGCGTATCTTGCACGATTAGTAGTAGCACTAAAATTTAAAAACGACGGCGTGAACCCCTGCCACTCTCCAACCGCTGTACCACCGATCCGCAGATCGCCTGATACAACATCCAAACCATCATCATCAACACGCACCCGCTCGGTAGAACCAGTACCAAAACGCACCGAATCAGGAGCAGTAATCTCCAAACCAGCGTTTAGTCCAGAGGACGTAGACCCCGTTGTTGGTGCAGAATCAGTACGCAGAACAAAGTTGACAGAATCATAAAGATTCGTCGAACTCACTGAGTCCCCATCAAGAAGAAACGAAGCAATCTTCGTGTTTGCCGTGTTCGACGCATTTCTTATGGCACGCAACTGACTGAAGTTCCAGTTGCTCGTTGACTCCGAGTACACATTGTCAAAGACAGAAGTCCCAACAACTTCCAAAGATGCGCTGGGTGTCGTTGTACCGATACCGACACGCTCATTCGCATCATCAACAAACAACGGCGCACCATCAAGAAGCGCAGTCTCAATCGCCTCCACCGCATCGTTCAAATCAGCGTGTTGCGATGAGTGCGAAACCGTCGCCAGCGTGTCGCTGGCCGTCGGGTTCGTAAAGTTATCCATGCTGGACGGAAAGTTCGTTGCCATTAGCGAGCCTCTAGTTCAGCGATCCTCGTCTCCAACTGTGCAATCCGTTCATTTGCTTCCTGAAGCCCAGCAACACTGAGCGCAATAATGTGAGCAATGTTCAACGTCGGGGTATCACCAGACTGGTCAACAGCCATCGGGAACACCGTTGCAACATCCTCGGCAATAAAGCCAAGATGTTGCTGATCCGTGTCACCATCGTTGTAACGGAACGTAACAGTCTCTAAACCATCCACAATCGACGTTGCATCACCAGTGAACGCTTCAATGTCATGCTTGATTGTGCGTGACGAGTTCAACGACGGGTTACGTGACTCAATTTTGTTGACGCTCAAAATTGCGTTGTCGCCATCTTGTCCGTCCCTGAAATACAGATAGTTCGCCGCCGAACGAATCTGTGGGGCATACGACGAACCATTCCAATAGTGGTAAAACGAAATAGACGCTTGGCTACCAGCAGAAGCGTCAAGCACGAGAGAAGCGCCACTGTAAGAACCACCAGTCAGACCGCAATTCGTTATTGTCTGGCGGCCACTACTGCCAACAAAAGCAGACGTGTTGTAGCCATTGAAGAGAGTAGCGCTTCCTGCTGTAGATGCATACGTCGCGGTGGACGCAGAACTCGCAGAACCAGCCGTTGATGCGTAATTCACAGAAGCACTAGAAAAATCTGACGTTAAAGCCACAGTCCCCGTAGCATTCGGAAACGTAATTGTTCTGTTCGCTGTCAAGTCTGCTGTGGCAAACGTAATTGCTTGCGTGCCAGAAACGGTGTCCTTGATTTTCAGATACTTCCCAACGCCACCAACAGTCAACGTTCCCGTCGTCGTGTCATCAGCGTCCGAACGCAAAAACTGGGTTGAGTTCAATGCGTCAAGTTTGTCGGAGTCAGCCGCCTTCGCAGTCGAACCCAACTTCCCATCAAGGGCAGTCTGTAAACCATCTACGTTGGCAATCGTGTGGTTATGCGAATCGTCCCGCACAGCAACCGTCGAGTTCGTCACGTTCCCGAGGTTTGTGACGGTAAACGAACCACTAAGGTCGGAACCTGTACCGAACGTGACAGTGAAATCTTTGCCTTCTAGGTCGGACACCCGCTTCACTAGCGTGCCAGCCGTTGTATCACCAGATACGCCAACAAAGCCCTGTATCTCTTCGATGGCATCAGCCATCTTGTCATGCAGATTAGAGTGACCCGTCAAGTTGTCTGACGGATTAGTCCTCGGAATGGAGTCCGCATTAGTTGGGTAATCGGAAGCATCAGCCGCCATCAGTCAAACTCCAATCAGTCCAAAGTCAATGTCAGGCTGGTGATCGTGAACGTGTCACCAGTAGCAACAGTTGACGAAGAGTTGAACGCCCCAGTCCACAAACAGTTTCCCGTCGGCTGGTTAGTGACACCATCCAAGGTGTTTGCATCCCACAGCGACCAGTGAGACAACGTTTCATTCGTAGACACGTTCGTCCATGACACTGTGCCTGACAACGCCATAGAACCGCTAGAAGCAGAACCAAACGAGCAGGACTGAAGCGAGTATTCGCCAGCGGCATTAGCCGTGCCGTCCTCACCTGCGGCACCAGTGTGCAACTTCAAGTACGTTCCAGACGTACCAAACGAAGTGCCACCAATAGCGTCCAGCAGTTTCTCTTCTGCGTAGTTACTAATGCTCATTCCGAATCCTTAGATTGTTCAGGCTGTGGCTCGCCGTCACAGCAGGTGTCCTTGAAACCGCAACTGGGGCACCGCCACCGACAAGCCGTCGGTGGGTACTCGGAACCACAATTACTGCACTCCACCAAATAGGCCATTTCGTTACATCGCCCTCAAATGCTTGCGTTGCGAATGTTCATGTGACGCCAAAGCAGAAATCAACTCGTCCAACTCGGCGTCCGACAAGTCCGCCGCACGACGATCATGCTTGACCTCAACCTGAGCAGGAGCCATCTTGTTCATCGCCTGAAGCCACAACTGTGCCGCACGCACATCACCGTCCATCGCCTTCGCATGAAGAGTGTCCAACACCCCTTGAGTGCGCTCAGGAGACCCCTGAGACTCCTTTGACTGAGATTCCCAGTGGGAGCGAAACACATCTTTCTTCTCCCAACGACGCAGTGTGGAGGGGTCTACCCCGATTGTTGCGGCGAACTCCTGTTTTGTGGATGGGACACGCTCCATAGGAGCGGTACTTAGCCATTCGACGTAGCGTTTTTGGTCTGGCGAAAGCACCAGTTCTTCGTTCGTAACCATTACCCCATAGGGATTTTCGTTACCCATGTAACGAAACGGGGTAACAAGTGGAGGGGGGTACGCGAACGAACGTAGTGAGTGAGCGTGGGGGGTGGACGAAACGTAGGGCGGATTGAAGCGCAAGCGTAAATTCCGCCCGAACCCAAAACACAGCGAAAGGCGAAAGGGATAACTGTGTCCAAACAAGACTCGAAACTGGTGACAGCACGTTCCATCGCACTAGACCTACTGGCAATTCTGCTTGGCGGAATCCTAGGAATCATCGGAGCAATCGCATGGGCAGATCACTCAAGACGCCAATTCCAACGCAACCACCCGTCGTACACGTCATCTGGTACGACTCGTACGCGTTAGAAGAAACTTGGCACCCCGTCGGCTCCCCCATCGAACGCCGACTCATCAGATCCATCGGATTCCTCGTCCAAGAAAACGACGAATACCTCGTCCTCGCGACAAACTACGACCCCACCTGCGAGACCTACGGGACAGCCGTAGCAATCCATAAACCCTGCGTCGTATCAACCCTACCCTTGACCCCTCAAAAATAGGTATCACGAATTCTCCCTCGCTAGGGGGAGTCCCAAAGATATGTGGGGGGGTGGGGGCACCGTGCCCCCCTGCACGGCGAGCGCTCGGATCGTGACGCAATAGGGCAAATGGCGGACGTGGCACGTAATCCCTATTCCATTCTCTGCTCTGGTGTTTCTCGGCTCCTCTCTTCGGCTCCTCTGCCGCCGCTCCTCTCCTCTTCTGCCTCTCCTCTGTCATCGGGATCGCTCGTCGCCGCCGTTCTGGTGCGG